AAACGGATGCCAGTGACAGGGTAGGCGATGTTTGAGTTGACAGACGCAGAACCAACCAAAGTTGGGTGGTCAAACCAAGTGCTAGTACCAGCAGTTGGGTCATAGCCCTTTGCAAAAACATCGTCAAATGTGTACTGCACTTTAAAAGTGATTGTCCCAGAGACGACCACAGCCATACCCATGTTGCTGGGAGAGATGTAGTTGTCGATAGGCACCACGTTAGAGTTGCGAGAACTCCCAGTGATCGAAAGTACGACTGGACGCATACGTGCTCCTTAAATCCAAGAAAGGGGGCCGAAGCCCCCGCCTAATTAGTCAAAGTTGCCGTATGGGTAAGCAGTGGCGCTACCAATGCTGCCATCTGGTTGTGTGTACAACACAGTGAAGTAGTAGGTGCCTGCGCTAATGGTAGTCATACTGGTGCCGACCAAGGCAACCGTGAACACCACTTGTGAGGTGTTGGGATTGGTGGTTGTGGCAGTGATGTCTGTGGAAGTTGCTTGTTGGTTGGCCAACTGAGTTGCAGTGAATGTTGCCAAAGCCTGGCGACCAACGGCTGAAACAGCGCCAGTAGCTGCGTACGTGGGGGTACCACCAGCAGCAGTGTAGTTGTTGGAAACGTACACAGTCTGAGTGGACAGCGTACCAGCAGCAACGGTTGCTACAACGCCACAGTCAACAAAAATTTCAATGATGCGGCTGCCTGCGGGCAAGTAGGCCACAAAACCACGGTAGATGTTTGTTGCAGAGTCTGCAGGGATTGTTTGCGCTGATGGAGCAGCCGTAGAAGAAGGTGTGTAGACAACAGCTACATCATTGGGCAAACCGTTTGAGTCAACAAACGTACCAGATGCACCGCCGTAACCGGCAGTACGAGGGGTTGTATTGGCCAAGTTCAGGGTCGCGCCTTGGGAAAGATATGTGTAACCGACGTTACGCAATGAGCCAAAACGGTTGTCGCCCGAGAGAATTGGGCCTTCAAATGTGGAGCGTGCCATAGCAAAAATCCTTATGCAAAAGTGTCATACCAATCGTTGCATCGTCTGCTGGGGCAGTGGCGGTATGACGAATCACCCAGATGTTTTGGAATATACACCAAATAGTGGTGTTGTCAAATAAAAAAGGGGGTCCCCGAAGGAACCCCCTTTAGTCTCTTAGAACGAGCCGGAAGAACCGAACACGCCCAGAGGATCAGACCAACCGAAGCTGTAACGCTCACGGGCCTTGTAACGGACGTTACCAGTGTCGAAGTCGCCGTCCATGCTGTTTTGCAGCGGTGTGCGGACAAAGTGCTTCAAGCCGTTAGGCACGTCAGTTGTCAAGAACCAAGCATTGTTGTCAGTCAAGAAGTGGTTAATGGTGTAACCCTCAGGGATTGCGCCATTGTTCTTCAATGCGTTGATGTCGTTGTTGTTAGTACCGACGCGGAGTTCGGTCTCCAACAAGCGAGTTGCAACGAACTGCAATGCTGGTGGGATGATGAGCTTCTTGGGCTTAGCAGCAATCAACAGACCACGTTCATCAGTCCAACCGGCGATTTGAATAACGGCAGCTTCCAAAGAAGTTTCGTTCAAATCAGCTTGGGTAGATGGGGTGTTGCTGTTGGTGCCACCGTTCACCAGGGGGTGAGAGGTGCTGAACAAAGCAGTACCGTCGCCACCTGCGTAAGCAGCAGAGAAACCGTTGTTCAAAACAGCGGCAGCTTTGACCTGCTTGGTGTAAGCCATGGCGCGAGCCAAGCCTTTGGTGTAACGAGCAGACAGGCTGTCGTACAAGTTGTCTTCAATCGCTTCTTCAGTGATCGAGAAACCCAAGGCGATGGTCTCGTGGTTGTATCGAGTGGTCCATGCTTCTTGTGCGTTGTCATAAGCGATGGCAGAGCCTTCGTTCTTGACTGGAGCAGCAGAGAAACCAGACAACTTAGTTTCTTCTTCAAAGCTACGCTCTGAAGTTTCCACTTCGTAGATTTCTTTGTGCTCTTCGCCGTAGCGTGCATATTCCAAACCGAACAATGCGTTCAGGCCGGGCAAGAGTTCTTTAAGTAGTTGTGCGCGTGAAATAGCCATGTTAGTTACTCCTTATTAGGCCGTTGTGCTGCTGTAGTAGCCGTGGACCAACAAGTTCAACTTGACCAAGATTTCAGGATAAACCGTGAAAACAACAGTCGAAGAAGAAGGGATAGCGGTCACACCACCAGGAACTGCGATTGCTGCGTTCAGGGTGACTGAAGTAGCGCCAGCAGTGGCGGCGGTGGCAACGAAAGAGCCGGTGTTGATGAGTTGGCCGTTAGAAGCCAAGTAACCAACGCTTGCGCCAACAGGGATGGCTTGAGGTGTACCAGCACCAGTCAAGGTGATAGTGGTGCTCGAAGAACTACCAGTAGCAGTGAAGCTGTAGGAAGTATCAGGCACAACACCCACGCAACGCACTGGGAGGATCGAAGTCACTGGAGTGGCAGTGGGAGCCAACACAGCGTTCGAAGAGTCACCGGTGTTCACGTTACCTGTGCTGTTGTCAATCATCGACAAGTTAGTGCCGATCAAAGCCAAACCGCCAGAAGCCACAGTAGTGCCAGATGAGCAGACCACAGCCTTGAAGACGGTGTCAGGATCATCGCACACGATAGCAACTGCATCGCCAGCCAAAGTGTTTGCGGGCCAGTACTGGCTGAAAGCCTTTTGCTTGGTCAATGGGTTGGTGTAAGAGCAGCCCAAGAAGATGCCGGTAACTTGGTTTGCACCAGTACCAGTAGAAACAGCAGCGCGTGTAGCGAAGCCGCGAGACAACACAACGAAGTCACCGTAGAAGATGTTTGTTGCGTAGCCGTACTGAATAGGCAGTTCACGAGTAGAACCCGAGAACACCTGACCACCGATCAGGTTGATCGGTTTTAGGCCGTAGGGGGCCGAGACCGTTGGATAAGCCATTTAAGACTCCTTGAAAAGTTTATTTGGAACCAGAACCAAACGAAACCTTGGTCGATTTCTCAGAGAACTTCGACATGCGGGGATCGTTATCTCGCATAAAGTTGTTGTCCACTGATTCCATCTGAGCGCGGTTTTGATCGGCGTAGTACGCCTCACGTTGACGCAAAAACTCAGTTGGGATCTTGCAGAGCACCAACCCACCAACTTCGATGTTGCCCTTAAAGCGACCTTCGGTGTTGGCGTGCATCATTAACTCAGGATAGTCCTCTGCTTTGCAGGGCTCATATCCCTCACGTAGCTTAGACGAAATGTTTGCTGCGTCAGCAGAACCCATCATGCTGGTGCGCACCCAGCGGTGTGTTACACCTTCGCGGGGGTCCGGAGACGGCAAAGTCTCAGGTGGACGCCACGCCATTTGACGTTGTGTTGTAGCGCGGTTTTCCAACTCGCGGCTCAAACGGTTTTGTTGACTCATCTCAATCACCTCGTGTAAGTAATGCAACCTGTTTAGCGTACTGCTCTGGGGTAATCCCTAATTTGCGGGCTAACGCAACTTGGGACTGCTTCAGCTTAATACGGTTAGGCGGGGTGCTTCGTGAGGCCGGAGCCACTGGCGAAGCGTACTGTTTTTGGGCACGGCGTGGGCTTTCGTCCTCGTCCGGTTCGACTTTTTTGGAAGGTTCGTCATCCTCTTGGCTCTGCACACCGAAGTGTTCAGGAAATCGTTTGCGCATAGTCCGGTCGATTGTTTTGAAGTAATCTTCCGTACCGATGTAGTCCGCACCATACTCTCTTTGTAACTTCTTGTCAATGCCCATAGCGGCCATTGTCATTTCATCATCAGCACCAAACCAATCGGCGTTGGTTTCGAGCCACTGTTTCGTACGGGGACTGACTTTGGGTTCTGCCTGCTGCGCTGGTTTGAAGGACTCAAACTCTTTGTCCTCAACCTCAATCGGCTTCATGCCCTCAGCTTTGTCGATCTTCAACGTTGCTTTGGCGATGTCCTCTTGCGCGGCCACCAGCTCATCAGCGTTGCCGGCTTCATAGGCGTCACGGTAACGTTTCTTGGCTGCATCTAGTTCAACTTGGGCTGCGCCCTTAGATGTTTCAATGTATGCCTTGCTACCCGTAGCAAGCTGCTGCTGCAAGCGTTTGTTTTCTTCAAACACTGTGCGTGCAAATTCTTCCGCTGCTTGACGCTCGCGTTCAGCAGCTTCTTTGGCGCGGCGTTCATCGTGGTACCCACGTGTGAACTTCTTAATACGCGCCTGAACCTTCTCATCGTATGAGGCAAGCTCATCCTCAGTTGGGTCTTCAGGGGGAGTAGCAGCAGGTTTACGACCACGATCTTCAGGTGGTGTGTCGTCTTCGATTTCCAGTTGGAAATCGTCGTCCTTTTTAGCATCGGCTTTCGCCTTGGCTTTTTCTTCCTTTTCATCAGGAAACTCAAAGCCCTCGTCCTCAAATTTTGGTAATGGCATGTTTTACTCCTTACGATGCACGTGAGATACCACGGGGGTCTTCCACGACTGCTTCAACCGAGTCATCGTTGATGATGCGGAATTCACGGCCATGAATCTTCAGGCGGGTGCCTGAATTGGGGCGCACGATGACGAAGTCACCTTGCTTGCACGACGGTCCACTTGGGAACCGGGTTGCGTCCGCATACGCGTCTGGACCCAGCTTCACCACGAACAGTACCGGGGTCAGTACTTCTTCATAGTGCATAGCCTGGCTGGACTTAATGATGCCTACATCGCTGTCGGCATACTCTTCCATCGCCTCAGGAACCACACAAAGCAGGTGGAACGTTTTGGGGTCTGGCAACTGCTTGGCTTTTTCTTCGGCGGTCTGGTTAAGGATGCCGGACAAGTCCACAGCGGACACATCAAATTCACTCATCGGAATACTCCATTTTTTGCACAAGGTCTTTGACAATGTTTTCTGCATGTGTGAGACCTCGGATCACACCACAGACGTGACGATATTCGTCAAACGTTTTTGCACCACCCCCTGCGAGGTGGGATTTTTGGTCTTCGCGGAGTCTGTCAATCTCCTTGACCAGATATTCAAAAGCTGGGGAGCTCACTGGTTATCGTCCTTTCGTTCAGGGCGTGGCTTGCGATTTTGTGCAGCATGCTGTTGCGCCTGTTGACGTTGTTGGGCGGCGAGTTGAGCGCGGTGTTTGGCAGCGTCAACCCCCATCCGCATACCTTCAGTTTCCTGTTGGCGTTGAGCTTTGTCCTTCTGTGCAGCGGCGTTTGCGGCCACCTGCATAGCAGCGATTTCTTTCTGTGCTTCGATGCGGGCTTCTTCCACACGGATGCGGTCGGCTTTTTCTGCCGCTTCGATCTGTTGCTTCTGAGCCTTGAGCTGCAAGTCCATTTCCTTGAGCTTGAGCTCTTGCTGTTGCATCTGCACGATTGGGTCCATGGCTTTCTGCTGTGCCGCAGCGGCAGCAGCTTCTTGCTGATGTTGGCCCAACAGTTGTTGCGACGCTTGCGCTGCACGTATAGCGATCATGTCCGCCATTTCTTTCGGAACTGGTGGGCGCTCCTCGTGCTTGTCTTCCATCGGTGGCAGCTCCATGCCCATGGCTTGTTCAACCTGCAAGCGGTACTCAAACGCCACGTGCTCGTTGATGTGTGCCATCGCCGCAGCCATGATCGCTTGCGCCTGAGGGTTGTTCTGCATCATCTGCTGGATCTTGGGATCCTGGATCGCAGCCATGTGCACGCCGATGTGCGCTTGGTGGTTCTGCTCAAGGAACGCCTTGACGGGCTTCATCGTCAGCAGGTTCATGTTCTCTTGGACTGGGTCAATCGGATGGACATCGTCCTCAAGCGGGATGAGCTTCGCCGCGTTCTTGATACCCAACACCTCCAACATCTGGCGGTGCAACAAGGGCAAGTCGTACAACTGAGGGGCAGACTGAGCCAACTGCAGAGCAGACTGGTACTGAACAATCTTCTGCGCCATGGTTGACGCGTTGGGGTCGCTCACTGGAATCACGTCCACCAAGTCGTAGTCACTGCGTTTGGCCTTGCGGCTGCCATCGACTGGCTCGTAGTCGTACTCATCAGGTGTGTAGTCAGCGATGATGGTCTTCAAGAGTTTGAACTCTTGGCGCATCGTGTAGTGCATGCGTGCCTGAACAGCGCCCATCACTTTGAGTGTGCGCTCCAAGATAGCCAACGTAGTACCGACAGGCGCTTGCGCACTCATGTCGGACACGTTCATGTCACCTGAAGATGCGAAGGCGCGGCCTTCTTCAACGATCTGTTGGAACAGCGTGAACAGAACCTGCGATGGCTCCTTATATGGCAGCGGCAAGATGTTGTCACGGATCGAACCGCTGGGTACATCTACGTCACGGAATTCGCCTGGCGCGATTGGTGTGTCATCGCCTTTAACTCGCAGTCCGCGAGATTTAAGACCCCCCGGAAGGTTAGAGAGCGTACCAGCATCGACGAGTTGACGAATGAGCATGGTTGCCGATTTCGCATAACCGCCGATAAGGTGAATGAGTCCGTATCCGTAAAAACCAAACCCCGGAATGTATTGGTAATGCACAAAGTGCTGGCGCTTGAGCTGGAGCTTGTCTTCTTCATACCAATTCCTGCGAATGGCCAAAACTTTACGTGACCCTTTATCAATGGTCACAACGTAGGGCAGGCCGATGCCGGTCTCTTCGCCCTTCTTGTTCTTGTGCTCAAACCCCTTGAGGTTCAAGTCAACGTGCATTTCAAGGATGCGGTAGCGGTCATCTTCCGTTGCCGTCAGACCGGTCTCCTCCGCCTTTTGCTTCTCAATGTCGTCGAGCTCAACGATGGGCTCACCCAGGTCAATGGCACTGTAGAACCCGGCTTCTTGCAGACGCAGAACTTCGTTTTCTGTCTTGCGCATCACGTGCGTCACACGCTCGGCTGTCTCAAGATTACTTGCTCCGTAGGGCACAACGATGTCTTCGGCTGGAATGAACACCGCCATCTGACGCCCTTTGCTTGGGTCGTAGTACACCTTCTTGAACGCGGATCCTGTGATGGGCAGATTCCACAACATCTTCTCGTGCTCAGGGCGGTACTCGTACATCACCTCTGTCAACTGATAGTTCATGTCGTCGCGCACGCGGGCGGCGGCTTCTTCAACATCAGGGGTGTCTTTACCGATGATCTGTGTCTTCACAGGACCAGCGGCTGGGAATGTTTCAGTGATGCCTTCAGACTGGAACCGTACTACTGACTCAGTCAGCATGGGGTGGAACACACCACATGCGCCGTTCCATGGCTCAGTGCGCTCCTCATATTTCAAGCCCAACAGTTTCAGGCCGTCCACATAAGTCTGCATCCAGTCTTTGCGGTCACTAATGTCTTTATCGAAGTCAGCAACCAAGTCCTCACCCAATGACTGCAAGTCACTAGCGTCCATGAGTTCCGCCAAGTTGGTGTCGAAGTCATCTGCTGTGCCTTCTTCAGCGGGGTTCTCATTGAGTTCCTCATCTGTGGGCTCAATCTCCAACTCGACTTCAAAAATAGGATCAGCGGACTGATCTAATTCAGACAACCCCTTGGGTGCTTGGTACAAACTTTTTTCCATTTTCAGTCCTTACACTGTGTAGTACTTCTCACGGCGATGGCCCTTGAAGTATTTGATGTCATCTGGTTCATCGTTGGGTAGGCGCAAGTAACCGCCTGAGCGAAAGCGCATCAAGGCCAGTGTCATCGAGTCAACCAAGTCGTCGTGTTCGCCGGACGGAAAGGACGCAACTTCGTCCACGAGTTCTTCCGCCCAACGTGTTCGCGGTGCCCATACTTTACCCGATGCGAACAAATCTGCAACACTGTTCAATCGAGTGATCTTGTCCTGCCCCTTGCCAGGGCTGTACTCTTGGACCGGGATACCCATGGCCCGGAACTCCTGAATCAGAGGTGCGCCGGCCGCCTTCTTCTCCACCAAGAACGAATCTGGCTCCCACTCCTCCCACTCCTCGTACGCCCACTTCTTGAGCTCGGGGAACTCAACACGCTGTTTGGCTGCGTTGAGCAGGATGATGTTTGGCAGGCCACGGTCCTCGTCGTTGTAGAACACACCCCACGTCGTTACCGCAGAGTAGTCGTTGACTTTCTTCATCTCGTGCGCCGTATCCCACGACTGGATGATGAACTCACAGGCCGGTGGGCGCTCGCCCTCCCACCATTTCCACCACTCGCGCTTGATGATCGCGTTCGTATCCGAAGTGGGCTGCTGCTGGTACTGAGCCATCCATTTGCCACTAGGGAGTTCCTCCCGCAACGCTTTGAGTTCCTTTTCAGACCAAAACTCAGGCCAAAGTGGCTTGTCGCTGGGCAAAATCGCGGGCAGTTCAATGACTTTCCACTCCTCGCCGCCACGGTTTGCTGCAGATTTCAACACCTGAGCAGTCAAATCACGCAGTGACCAGCGTGTCATCACGATCACAATCGCCCCGCCTGGCTGCAGACGCTGACGTGGGCCGGACGTGTACCACTCATACACCTTGTCGTACACCTCAGGGTTGTACGCGCCTATCGCCGCCTCTTGTTCTGAATGAGGGTCGTCAATAATGAGGATGTCAGCACCTTTACCAGTAACAGCACCGCCGACACCGATAGCAAAGTAATCACCGCCAAAATTTGTGTTCCAACGGCCAGCCGCTTTAGAGTCAGTTTGAAGTTCAATTTGGGGAAACACCTTCTTATATGGCTCTGAATCGACCAAGTTACGCACTTTTCGACCAAAACCGGTCGCCAATTCGGCCGTATGGGAGGTCTGAATCACCTTTTTGTGCGGAAATTTGCCCAAAAACCAGGCCGGAAGCAGGTATGAGGCGAATTCTGACTTCGTATGACGGGGTGGCATGTTAATAATGAGGCGTTTTACCTCACCACGGGCCACTTCTTCGAAGGCTTTTGCCATTCTTTCGTGATGCCGGCCGTGAATAAACGTCGGCCAGACCACGTGGACGAACTCCATGAAGTCATCCTGAGCCTTTGCCCGCACCTTTCGGGTCCGCAACTCTTCCAAAATCTCAGTGATCGCGCCCTGCTCGTCCTTTGGAAACCGTTTGATGAGTGCATGTAACTGCGGCGGCGTCATTTGCTGGATCGCCTCGATCACCTTGGGGCTTTTGAACATGTCGCGGGCTTCACTCACTGAGCTCACCCCCTGCAAACCCAAGTTCTGCATCCAGGTCAATCGCTTGAACAGCCGGTGCCTTGGGTAATGGGTCCATCTCAACCGTGGGCTTGGCTTCCACGTCAATGATGTCCGTCATATATTGAGCCAACTTACTGGCCAGCTCGTTCTCAAGGTCTTCGGTGGTGCGATGCGTGATGTTGATCTCCACCCGTTCGGTGAACGCACCAACGTCGCTGAGTTTGCCAAGCATCTCCAGCGCCTTCATCTCGATCTTGTTGTCACCACAGTCGGACTTCTCAAGCAGCTTCAGCTTGATGTACCCACGCAACTGCTGTGCGTTACGCACTACGTCGAAATCGTACTCATCCAGCAAAGCCTTCAACATCAGTGCTTTGCCAGGCGTGTTGATATCCGCCAGTGTTGTGGTGGGGTTGTCCATAAAGACTGCACGCGCAGTCTTCTTGTCTTCCTGCGTCACTGCAGTCTCTGCATCGTCGAGACCGTTCGCCCGCAAAAACTCTACGGTATTGAAAGCACGTGCTGCTTTCTCACGAATGTCAGTGATTTCTTCGCTGGTCATGCCCAGCGGTGGCGGAACGTTCAGTTCAGGTGTGACAAGAATCATAGGAGGAAGAAGGCACTCCGAGTTGATTTGGGAGCAGGTTCTGGATTCGCACCAGAGTTCTTCAGGTTATGGGCCTGACGAGATACTACTTCTCCAACCTGCTGGGCCGGAATGTACCACATATAAATATGTAGTTGCAACATTTCGTTTTTGGGTCCCCTTGACGGGGGGTGTTTCCAAAAAGGACCAGAGAAAGTCGTGGCAAAAAATTGAATAGGGGGAGGGGGGATATAGCGTAGTACAAAACAGGAACAAATCAAGTGATTAGGTCTGTAAGTATGTTGCTACAAGATGTTGTGGAGTGTTTACGTTATACTAATTAGCGTATAGATTTATAGCGTTAGCGGGACACCTATCCCCAATTTCTAAAAATGGGTAATCTAATGAGTGGATTCGAGTAGCAGTACCCGCCCATGGGACCCATTTCAAAATCTGGGGGGTGGGGGTCCGATATCCTGCCCCGCTTTCATACCGTATGAAAGTGTCAATTTGTCGCTATCCCGTGCAAGATAGCATAAGATGTGATACAGTATAGGCACTGGCTAGGGATTGGCTCTGGTCAGTATCAATAGACAACTGAAAGGAAATCATCATGTCTAAATCTACTCTCGATCTCGTTGCAATGGCTAAACAAGTGGGCGTGTCTGTGGGCGCGGTCAATGACTTGGAAAACAAAGCGGCGGCGCTCAAAGATGCGGCGAATAAGACTATCGCGGCCATGCACAATGCCAAGGCCAAGGTAGGCACCTACCGCAAAGATGGCACGGGATGCGCGTTAGCCACTGCATTTATTGACGGATGCGTGGCGGCGAATGTTGCACCGAGCACGGCGCAAAAAGTCTACTTGCCTACATTCAAGGCGGCGGTAGCTAGTGGCAAGCCGGTAACGGATTGGAATAGTCAGCGCAAAGCCAAGGCCAAGACAGCCAAGGCTGAAGGCACCGGCAAAACCTTGGCGCAAAAGTTAGCCACTGCATACCGTGACGAAGGCTTTGCGGGTTTCCTGCAAGACCTGCAAGCATCTTGGGACAACGGCGAGATCGACAACTTGTTAGAGGGTGTTGAGTCTTACCTGATTCTCAATGGCGCCTTGAAAGAAGGCGAGGCCGAATAACTCTCAACAACTAACCCCGCGAAAGCGGGGTTTTTTTTTCGCCCAAATATCTTGGGCGTTGATACCTGTAACCCATACGCTCCCTGGCGTACCTACTATGCGCACTGTGCAACACGTTGACGCAAGCCGTACAAACTAATCCCGACTAATCCACTTTCCCTCTGATACCTGTACCCTCGATGCTGGCCGTACAGCGTTGTTTCGTTTTGTTCTATGTGGTGTTACAGATACTACTCCTTATAACATCTTGACTTTCATACCGTATGAAACCTTGATACCTGTACCCTCGAAGCTGGCCGAACGTGTCAAACTGGATTGATTGCGTGTTGCGTGATACGCTGACTGTAAACCTCTATTTAGTTCTGCAATATTCTTAGAATAGGAATATTGCACTTTCCTTTTAAATCAAGCACTTGCGACTGTGTTCACCCCTATTATTCTATTATTCTCTAAAAATAAAATATATGAAGACTAAATTTTTTAACCACTTTTACACGCCCTTTTTCATACCGTATGAAAGTCTTTGGTCTTGTTTGTTCTTTCTCTCAGATAAATCAAAAAACAGGGAATATTGGAATAATATGCTATACTACCCCCGACCAGCCCAGTAACCATGCGCCTTTAAGATTATTCCGTACCTTAGAAGGTTGCAGAACAAAGTAGAGGATATACCATGTCACCACTCAGCGAACGTGATCGTACCATCTTGCTCACCAAACTTGGCGTCAAGCACGCCATTGGCCTACGCGAAGGGCAACGCAAATACTTGCGTACAAAACCTAATGGCAAGTTCATACTGCCTGACCCCAACGCACATGACCGCAGACCCATCGGCGTACTGTGCACCACCACAGGCGAAACATTCCCATCCATCAATGCGGCGGCACGGGCGCACAACCTCAGCGCAGGCAACCTATGCGACCACCTACGTGGTAAACACCACACAATCGGTGGCAGACAATACGAATACATACGCGCAAATACCACCCAATAACGACTTGTAACAGCTTGACAAGATCTTGTAAATCCCTTATAATTAAGGCTCATTCGGAACAAATCTGAATGACGGCTTTCATACGGTATGAAAGTCGAACGACCTAACAGAAAGGCATCACATGCAGGTCAATCTCAAGTTATATCATGCAACTACGGGTGACACCATCAAGTCGTCAACCCTCAAAGTCCCTGACCATTCCACACGCATGAGCTTGGTCATGCTGGCTAAGAAGTGGGCATCACTCACAGGCGTGAAGTCAACTACAAAGGCCATCGACATCAACACGTACCAAGTGTACGTACCAACAGCTTTGCACTACATCGTGGTAGAGATAGACAGGCTCGACCCGAAGTACAGCGACCAGTTGGTGATGCACGAGAACAAGTCATACATCTGGTACGAGCGTGAGCATGCACCGACACCGCATGTTTCATACGGTATGAAAGACAAACGCGAGACATTGAAGGGAGTGTGGCGATGATGTGGGAGTGTTATTGCAAAGGACTGCACATGGTGCTGGCCGCGCCTACAAAGGAAGAAGCACGGGCGAAAGCCGCGCTGATGTGGGGATTCGGCAAGCGTGATTGGTTGGTGACCGTAACGAAAGCAAGGGAGGTGAGCCATGCAGATTGAGGTTGACGTATATGAAGTTGTGGCTGAGATGATGAAGGCCAGCCCGACCAGTAACCGCAGGGTGTGGGAGTTTTACATCGCCATGAAAGCGTTGCACCCTGAGTTCATGCACGTGATGGAGCACACGATAGACCACATGAACTACATAGCGCAACACCAAACATTCTTAAACAGGGAGTTAAACCATGCAGATTGATATTAAAGTGGATACGGAAGCGTTGGTGGTGGATGCGTACCCGCTGATGCACGAAGCGCACCAAGGCGCGGAAGTGTTTGACATTGCGTG